CACTGTGACGGACCCGACGACGCCCTGGGCGATGAGAGCTTGGCCCTCCACGTAGGGCCGCATGTCATTTGTGCCACGGGCGCTGCCGTAGCTCTGGAAAGCGGTGAAGCCTGGCGCACCGACGAACACGGACACCGGCTCGATGCGGTCGGGACGCGGATCACGCAGTGCGATCGCGTCGCCCCGGTAGCGCAGAGGCTCCAGTTGCGGCTCTTTGGGCTCGTAGTCGTCCGGGCAAACCATGTACCCCTGCCAGTTCTTGCGCAGGGTGTTGTACGCGTACCGCTGGCCGCAGTAGTCGCACAAGCCATACGAGAACTTGCCGGATGCAAATGCCATGTCATACCCCCATGTCCGGCACAAACTGGACGCTGGCGGTGTCGCGATCTTCCAAGGCAGCGCGCTGGAAGTCCTCTTCGTAGATCGCCTTCAACGCGGCGCCACGGTCAGGGGCGAACTTCAGGGACAGGTAGTAGGACAAGCCAGACGCCAGGCAAGGCAGGAACCGGAAGTTAACGTCCGAGGTGTTGGTGTACGCCCCCGCATCCTGAATGCGGCGGATGCGGTAGTACACGAACGTGTAGTTTTGGTCGGCGGCCGGATAGAAGAAGGCCTTGGGGGCGTTGTCCCGCTGGACGTAGAACTGCGCAGGCCGTGCCTGCGTTGTCTTGTCGGGCACGTTGAGCCAGTCTTCTCGGCTGATGCGCTCGATGTAGACGTCAGTGTTGATGCCTTGGCTGTTCTGTCGAATGACGGCCTCGAGCACATTGACCGTGTCGGTCGGCAGGTTAATCTCGTTGACCCCCTGGGTCAACGCGTAGGTCGCCTGCTCGATCGTCCACAGGTTCAACCCACGATTGGCCCAGTCGAGGAATAGCAGGTTGAGCGAACGGCGAGCCGAGTTGAGCTGATAGCCGCTCGTTGCTCGAATGCCGCAGCGTTCAAACGCTTCCTCGACCAAGTCGTCGATCGCTAGGTCGAAGGTGGTGGTGCCGGAGGTGGTCATTTGTTGTAGAGGTTATCGAATGTCGCTTGCGCATCCATGTACGAGTCGTCCTGCTCCGCACAATGTGTCCACTGACTGGGCCTGAAGTCAGGCGCCCCTTCCCCTGTTTGCCAAAACGCAGGGCTTGTGACCCGGACGCGGTTGTTTGGCAGCGCCACAATGTTACCTGTCCACTTGCCCGCATCGGTCAAAACCAGCACATGACTTTGCTTGTGCTGTGCAGGGCAATCAGCTACCTCGCTCTCCGAGTAGTCCACCGTAAACAGGTACCTGCCGGTGTGGAACTCGCCGTCAATTTTGCATAACCAAGGGCTCGGGCTGGTTCTCGCGAACTTCACCACAGTATGGTGATGTGAAGGACAGTCCCAGGGCTGCGCCAGATGTGTAGGCATACGCTCTGGCCACTCTTCCAATGGGATGTCCCCCACCAGCGCCGTGATGGGCATGCGCGCCCACATCGCTCCCCCATGCACGTTTTCAGAACCGTCCTCCTGGCTTTCACACCCGGTAAATACGATCTGAAAACTCAAGCAACGATCCGGCATGACATTGACCGCAATGACATTTGCGTGCAAGTACTCGCCATGGTACTTCTGGTGCATGTGGGTAAACTCGCGTCTAACCCAGCACTTGAAGTACGGGATGTTGCTGATGAGGTAGGCCATTACTTCGCGCGTTTACCGCCCGCAGCGTAGCCCTTGGTCTTCTTGACAGCGCCGCCCGCAGCGTAGCCTTTGGACATCATGCCGCCAGCCATCATGCCGATGGGCTTGCCCATGGCCATGCGCTTGTGCTCGTTCATGTTGCCTTTGTTGGCCATGCCGCCTTTGGCCATGCCGCCTTTGGCCATCATAATGGGGCCACTAGTCTTGCTGGGCTCCGAGACAACCTTGTTCGCGGGGCCGCTTTCAACGGCACCACCGCCGCGCGTAGCGGCTCCCATTCCACGTCCAGCCATATCAAGCTCCTTTTTTCATTGCACGGCCCTTGACGTCGGCCGTTTTACGTTTCACAGCACGGCCCATTTTGTCGGCCATACCTCCCTTTTTCATCTTGCCAATGCCATCCGCGGCGAAAGCGGGGACGGATTTGCCGCCCTTCTTCACCATCTTCATGCCTGCACTTTTCATCTACTTACCCTGCCTTTCGGATTTCATCCAACTTTGCCTCAATCCTGTTGAACCGCTGGTCCACATGACTGAGGAACTTATCAAACCGGTCGTCGACTTCCTTGCGCGTGACATGGTCCCGAGCGACCTCTTCGCGGGTCTTGTTCAAGAGAATGCCCAGCCGGCCGATCTCATCGAACTTCGCCTTCAACAAAAAGCCCATGATCCCGACAATCGCCGTCAAGACAACATTCCAAATCATCATCTCCACGGCTCAGCACCTCCACCGCTTCCGCGCCTGGCGCAAGCGGCTATTGGGGTCCTTTGCTGCGTCAGGGAACTGCTTCATCTGCCCCTCGGACCGCGCACAATACGACGCCCTGCGCTTTGCTTCTGCCGCCGACGGTGTCTTGGTGGTCACCGCCGTCTTCAACTTGCTTCCGGGGTTGGCCTTGCGGAATGCCGCCACGCCCTTTTTGGTCATGCCAGCGCCTTGCTTGGTGGGTCGGAAGTTGCCCGACTTCACCGAGGTCTTGATGCCCATGCCCTTTTTGGTAGCCATTACGCAGGTGCTCCACCTTCGAAGAGCAGCGTCACGCTCGTGATCTCAGCCGAGCTGAGGTCGATGTAGATGCCGCTCTCGAACAGAATCCCCATGTCGGGGATGATGAGGTCCTGCGAGCCAATTGCTGCGGGCGACGACAACGTCAACTTGGCCGTGCCGCCACTGGTGCTCCCATCCTTGAGAGTAATCGTGGCAGAAGTGGCCGTATGCGTGAAGTACACCCCCAGCAAGCGTGCGCGACCAGAGACCGCTGCTGCGGCAGCGGTCTTCCGTACCGACTGAATGTTGCTGAAGCTCATGGCGGCCTCCTATCAGCGGGTGGCCGCAGCGAACATGTAGTCAACAGTGGTCGTCCGAGTCCCCGTGGCACTGCCCGACAGCGACATGGCGGCAAGCGCCAGCTCGGTTGTCGGGATGTCGGTGCTGTGGTAAGCAACCTGAGTGCGGTCAATGTAGAAGAGCACCTGGCCCGTGCCTACAATCCGAATGCCCAGCGTCACGTACGTGTCGTCAACCAGGTCAATGCCTGAGTCCGTGGAGGTCTCAGTGCCGCCAGACTCGGTCTTGCACAGGATCGACGCATTGCCGTCGTCGATCTGGAAGCAAATCCGATCGGCAGCGGTCAGCATGTTCTCTGGGTTGGTCGCAAAGTTCACCGTCAGGCCCACACAAATGTCGGTCTGGTCAGCGTCGTTGCACTTGATCTTGGTCTCAAACCAAAGCGACTTGTCAGCCTGCGCCTTGAAGACCTCGTTGCCCTGAACCGACGCGCCATCGTTGTCGGTCGTGGCGGTGGAGGTCAGTTCGAGGACGCCGTTGACAACGTCCGCGCCAATACCGGCCGAGGCTCCAGAATCCTTGACCACGGTCCAGTCGTTGGTGGAATCCAACGCCACTCCGGTGAAGTCGTCCATGTAGACGACGACATCGGTATCGACGGCGGTGGTCAGATCGGTGCCCCATGCGCCCGTTGCGCCTTTACCAGAATACTGGAGCGGGCCTGAATAGTGTGTAGCAGCCATGACTTTCCTCACATGCGAGTTAAGGCACGTCTGTCTGCATGTCGTCAGCCGGGACTGTCAGACGTGCCGAGATGACCCCGGAACTTGACCTGAATATAACCCAAGTCCGCAAAAAGAAAAAGGGGCCGAAGCCCCTTTTTCTCGGCCGGGAACCCCCAACCCTTTTTCAGCCGCCAGGCGAGCCGAAGATGCCGCGCGGGTCGCTGAAGCCGAAGCTGTAGCGCTCGCGAGCCTTGTAGCGGACGTTGCCGGTATCGAAGTCACCCTCGAAGCCGGTTTTGATCGCCACACGGGTGAAGCCCTTCATGCCGTTGGGCGCGTCGGTCTTGATGAAGAACGCGTCGGGATCGGTCAGGAAGTGGTTCACGGCGTAGCCCTGCGGCACCATGCCCATGTTCCGGATGGCGTTGAGGTCGTTGTCGGCCGTACCAACGCGAAGCGTGGACTTCAGGATACGGTCGGCAGTGAACATCAGCTCCTTCGGGATGATGAGCTTGAGGCCTTGGACAGC